AAGAAATCGCTGAGAAACTTATATTAGAATCAAATGGTGATTTTGAAGTTTCTTCTAAAAATGGAAATGGTAAAATCTCAACAAATGGTATTCTTTCTTTAGGTGGAACTGAATATAAATATGGCGCTTCTAAAGTTGGAGTTGATGATAATCCAGTTGACCAAGTTCGTATTTATGGTCAAGAAGCTGACGAAAGATATGCTGGAAAAGATAACTTTGATGATTTTGTTGAAACTATAAATGTTAGAGTTGATAATGAAGTTACTACTTTAAACAATAGAGTCGAAGATGAAGTTTCTCAATTAAATGACACTATTGCTGAAAAAGAAGAAACTTTAAGTGATAGAATCAATGATGAAGTTTCTCAATTAAATGACACTATTGCTGAAAAAGAAAAAACTTTAAGTGAAAGAATAAATGAAAATACAGAATCAATTTCTGCTCATAATGATAGACTTAATAGTTTAGAAACATCAGTAAATGACATTCAGTCTACTATTGAAGCTGACCATAGTGCATTTGAACTTTATAAAGGTGAAGTTGAATCTAAGTTTAATGATGTTGTTGAAGCTGAAGACGCTCTTAGAGCTGAAGTTGACACTAAAGTTACAGAAACAGTAAATAGAATTGCTAGTTATGATGAAACTTTAAGTGAAGCAATAAACCAAAGTAACACAGCTGTTAGTACTTTGACAGCAGTAGTTGATATTGCAAAACAAGATATTTCTAATCTTCAGAATGAAACTGAAGATATTAGAGAAACTTATGCAACTAAAGAAGAATTAAGAGCAGTTTCAACAGAAGACTTAGAGAATTTTGATTTGACAATCAATAATTCAGATGAGTTGACACAATCAATTATTGACCATTCATTTGAAAATGCAGAGAGAATTCTTTTTAAGAAAGGCTCTTATGTATTGAATACAAATGATAGAAATATAATTGAAACTCCAATTGATTTTAGCAATATCAAATATATTAAAGGTGAATATCCAGCAAAAGTAACTTTGAATAAAGATGGACAAGTTGCTCCATTAAATGTTGAAAATACTAAGTTTGAAAACATTTCATTTGTAGTTGGTACTGGAACAGAAGCTTTTGAAATTGATGATGGCGAAAGAGTTATGTCAATTAAAGCTAATGGAAAAACAGTTATTCGTTTGAATGAAAATTATTCAACATATAAAGTTTTAATTTCAAGCGATGCTGAATTGAAGTTAGAAAATGCTGCTTCTAATAAAGAATATAAACTTTATATAGACCAAACAGCTGATGTTCATAAAGTTTCATTTACAAATATGTTTGAAAATGGATATACAGAACTTGTTACAAATGGATTAGAAAATCAGCAATCAAATAAGAGAACTTTGATTAAATTGATTTCTGACAATAAGACAAATAAAGATGAGTTTATTGTTGAAGAAATTGTTTATGGTTTAGTAAATAATCCTTCAGCAAATGAAACATTGAATATTGTTTATGAACATGTTGAACATGATATTTATGGAACTAGTGTTCCTGTAGAAGCTGTTGACTGTAGTAGATGCCCAACATTTACTCAATCTGGCATTTCTTTAACATTAGCTCCAACTATTAAAGTTGGATATGCACATAGCAAAACTGGAAAAGACTATAAAGTTTCAATTGAAGGTGGAAAAGTTCTAGGCTATGGTAAGTGTGATGAAGAAACAACTTTTGATATTCCATATGGTATTCAAGCAATTGATGATAATGGAACTATGCCAAAAATTATTGTAGATTTTGAGAATATCGAGCCTCAATTTGCTAGAATTGTTTTAGATTCAGCTTGTGAAAACTATGTAGAAATTGGTTCTAGACAAGGTTTTGTAGACGTTCAGACATATTACGGTACAGCTTCTGTTGGATTAGAAATGAAAAAAGACTTCTATATGTATAGACTTGAGTGTGATGATACATCAATAACTAATGGCTATAATGTTGGTGGTCTTTTACCATGGAGTTTTATACCTTCTCCAAGAGAAAATCATGAAAATTATGTATTGACTATAGTGCCTAAGTTCTATGCAAGATTCAGTGATTTCTCAATTGAGACTGTTAGTCCATATCCATTCGATAAGTCTAAAGTTGCTTTAGTTGGAACTAATACTTTCAACATCAATGGTTTTGTATCATCTGATGTAAAAGCTGATCCAAATTATGGTGTTCTTTATACTCAAGCTCCAGTGTCTTATGTTGATGCTGATGACGGCGAAGAAACAATAAATGAAAATCTTATTGATGGTGAAGTTTCATTAGTAAATAATGGTAAAGCTCAAGAAGGAAACTTCAATTTTGATGAAGCTATTATTGGTAAAAATATCAATTTGAACTTTACAATTGCTGGTGAAGAAGATAAAACTATAGTAAAGCAATTCTATATTGGTAATATCAATGGAACAGATGGTATTATTACAATTGAAGGTTCATACATTGATGAAGATGGAAAAGTTTTAGTTCATACAATTGTAAATGAAAATAAAGCTTATATAGTTAGAGTAGATTATCAAGATTCAGCAATAAATGACTTTACTGGAACTTGGACAAATAGTAATGGCGCAGTTGTTTCTGTTTCAAATGGACATTTTGTCGATGGTCATCATGAAATGGAAATTAAAGCTCTTGCTAAAGGAAAAGCTACTTTGACATTTAGAAATAACTTTACTGGTTTGAGTAAGTCTATTGACATTTATGTTGTTACACATGCTAAATCAGTTGAATGCTCAAATGTAACGACAGCTGCAGAAAAGACTATCACGCCAGAAGTTAAGTTCTTAGATTATAATGATGTTGTTATTGAAGATAAGAACAAGATTTCTAATACAAACTTTGTTTACATAAATGAAGCTGACAGTCCATTCTTAAATGTTGAAGAAGGAACAAACATTAAGATAACAAATGCTCCATTTGATGATAAAACTGTAGTTGAAGTTCCATATTCAATTCAGTCTGAAGATTCATTTATTGAACCAAAAGAAATTACTCCAGGTATAATAACAATTACGCCAGCTGAGTACTTAATTACTTATAAAATAAATGAAGATTCTAAAATTATTGGACATTCAATTTATGGTTCAGAAAGTGCTTCATCTGATGAGATATTAAAGTATAATCGTTATGCTAAAGGCGGTCAAGTATTGAACATTATTATAACATTAGAAGATAATGTTAGATTGAGCAATACAAACGTCAATGCAATCAGTGAAGCTTTTGGTGGTATTGTTAGTGTAAAATACAATAAGCTTGGTAAGTTCTCAGCTATTGTTAATATGCCTTACAATGATGTTTATTTTGAACTAAACTAAAAAAAATAAAAATACAGTTGGTCATTTATTGGCCAACTGTTTAACTATCTTAATAATATAGGAGAATAAAACAGTATGAGTTATGCAATTACTGAAGCAGAGAGAAAACATGTGGCTACTATTGAAGACACAAACATTAAGTTGGTTCGTGTTAATGAAGGTACAGCTAAAGGCACTCCTGCTTATGAAATTCATTTAACAGATGGAGACATGTTGAATGAAACTATTTCTTTACCTAACATTAGATTTGAGGTCAATGAAGAAGATGATAAAAAATCTAGAGTTAGAATAATAACTTCAGACGCAACTGGAGCTGACGAAAAAGAGTTTACATTAGATGGTTTGACTGGTCGTTCTGGAAATCCATTAGGTTTAGGTTGGAGATTTAAAGTAACATTTGGTAGAGATGAAGAAGGCTTCATCGATAAAATGATTGTTGAGAGAAAAAACGACGGAAAAAAATGGGAAAATAAAATAGATAGTTTCTCAGATTTGACAATTAAGAATCTTACAATCGGTGTTGCTGGAAATGATGAAAATCCTGCTATTGGTGGTAATTTAACTGTTAATGGAGAAACTGAACTTAAAGGAACTCTTACTTCTAATAAAGATGCTTCATTTAATGGTGTTGAAATTGGTAAAGATGAAGTTGCATTTAATTCTAATGGAAAGTCTACTGTTTTAGACGATACAACTGTAAATGGCCAATTAAATGCTAAAAATGTAAATGTAACTGAAGGAACTGTAGATATTTCTTCAACTGAAATTGATATTACAAACTCACATATTGTTGGTGATACAAATTCAAATTTTGATTTGTCAAATGCAGATATTACAAATTTGAGCTCTACAAATGTAACAGCTGAAAAATTAGAATCAAATGAAACAATTTCACATAAAACAACTTTAGATGGCAATACAACTGTTAGTGGTAATTTTACTGCTGATGATTTGAAAGTTAATGAAACTATTAGTTCTAAAAATATAAATGTTTCAGAACAGTTTGAGGCTAAAACAGGAGCATTTAAGAATGTTTATACTGAAGTATTTGATTCTAAAAATGCAAGTGTAACTGGAACAGCTAACATTAAAAATGAAATAGTAGATAATTCTAATATCAATAATTTAACAACTCCTAAAGCAAAAATACTTTCTGCTAACATTACTGACTTAAATACTAACAAGGCAAAAGTTGGTCGTTTTGAAGCTGACTCTATTGATGTTGATTTTATCGATATGGAAGAAGCTGAAATTGGTAAAATTAAGACAAATGAAATTCGTTCATTAGATGACCAAGACAATTTAGTTTCTGATATAAATGGACAAATTAAAATTGGTGATATAAATAAAGAACTTGTTCTTGAATCAGCTCCTAATAGTGACGCAAATAGCAATACACATAATAGAATTAAAGTTGTTTGCGGAGATAATGTATCTCATTTAGCAACATTAGAAGATTTGAGAAAAGAAAACTCAAATGGTGTTGTAGATTTAACAACTAATCAGACTATTGGTGGTGTAAAGCGCTTTAAGAATAAGATTATTTCTGAGTTTGGTGTTGTTGCTCCAGATGATTTTAATCAAGATAAAGTCTTAAATGTAGTTTCTCGTATTTGGGACCCAAATGACCCTGATGTTGAGTTTATTACAAATCAAGAATATTTAGATGCTCAGGTAATGGCTGCTGAATATGATGAAAACTTGGTTAAATATAAAGACGCAGAAAAAAAGTATAATGCTCTTGTGCGTGCTAATACTAATTTGGAAATTTCCAATAGCGCATTAGAAGGTGTAAACAGCAGATTAGAAAATGATAATGCTCAGTTAGCTCAGCTTTCTTCTGAAATTGAAGAATTAGAAAATACAATTTCAGCTGATACTGAAACTTTAAATACAACTCATGGTGTTTATGATGATGACACAGCTGAATTGAGTGTATTAGGTGGAAGTTTAGTTCTTCAAGGAATAAAAGACAAGCATGAAGCCGCTGTTAGTGAAGAAAAAAGACTAGGTGAAATTTTAACAGAAGTTGCAAATGATTCAGACAGTGCAGTTACTATTATTTTTGGAGATTCTAAATTAGAGTCTTTGAAAGATGAAAATGTTCCACTTGAAGATAAGATTGACACATTAAGAAGATTTATTTCAGATATAAATGAAGATGATTGGAGTGTTTCTTATGTTCTAGCTGATGACGCAATTTCTACAATATATCAGACTACTTTTAGTGTAGGTGATAGAGAAGGAACATTAAACTCTGTTCATAGCTTTATAGATATTTATGAATTTTTACAGACATTTAAGAACTGGAATGATTTGCAAGAAAGTAGATTAGCAAGATGTATTCAATTGGAAAAAGCTATAGCCACATCTGCTAGCACAATTAATGAGCTAAATTCTAGTATTGCTTCTAATAATGTTTTGTTAAATACTAAGAAAGCTGAAAAAGAAAGTTTATTAGTTGAAATTGCTGATTTGACAAAAGACCAAACTTCATTGAGTGAAAGTTCAACTGAAAAAACTGAAATATCAGAAGAAAAATTAGCTGAGTATAGAGAATCTTATGAAGCTTATATGGGTGAAGGAACATATGAAGAAGGAAGTGAAATTCCATTCCCAAAAAGTCCAGAGCTTAAAACAGCAAATTATGATGAGCAAACTTATAGAAGATTTAAGCTTGGTCTTATAAATGAAAATGTTCCATCAGCTGAGCATGATAAAGTTATTGAAGTTGGTAACAGATTAGATGAGCTTCATTTTGAGTCTGACGCAATGGAAGATGGTGAAGAACATATTCAGGCTACAATTGGCGGAAAGTATCATAAAATCGCCAACTTAGATGATATTATCAATGCAAATTTTGCGGCTGGTACTGGAGACAAGATTATTGGTGATGCAGACATCAATACAACTGATGATAATAAAATTGAGTTCAGTGTAATTAAGAATAAAGTAAAGACTATGCTTTCTATTACTCCAGAAGATTTGAAAAATATGAATAATTTTTCTGCAGATGACCCAGCTGGTGTAATTACTGATCTTAAAAATATGGACCCAGAATCAGAAGATGAAACAATCTTTACTATTAAAGGTTCTAGTGTCATTAAAATCGAAAAAGACGATGGAGATGAAAATGTAGCTGTTCTTAAATTAAATGGCGAAGCATTAGAAGAAGTTCTTAGAGATAGAGACGCTAAGTTTGATGTAAAATCATTAGGTGAAAATATAAACGGAGTTTCAATTGATAATATATATCCAGATGATTCTGTAAAAGACTCTGTAAAGATTAAATCTAATAGAGAACATTTGATAGTTGAAAAAGATGAAGAGAAAAATACTATTGATTTGGATGTAAATGTTTATCAGCCTGATATGGACTTAGGTGCTGAAACAGTTAAAGGTTATGTTGAAGCATATAAGAAACTTCCAGCAACAAGTGATAATTTAGATTTAATTCCAAATGCAATAGCTGTAAAATCTCTTTATAGTGATTCAGTTGACCAAACACAGAAAGTTCAGCATGAGTTAGACACACGTGTTCCTCCATCTCCAAATATTTCTGGTAGATATGGTTTAGTTGCAACTGTAACCACTAATGAAAATGGTGGTGTTTCATCAATCTATTCTTGGGATGGAACTATTACTGGTCTTCCTGAAATATATGACACTAATGTTGAAGCTTCTGATTTGTATATTATTAAAGTTGAGCAGTTCTATAATAAGAATACAAAACTTATTGAGAGTAGAGAAGTTAAAGTACCAGTAAGATTTAAGAAAGACTGGAATGGAAATTCTCTTCAGTTCTATTCAGCTGAAACTCCAGTTGAGTATATTCCAAAAATGAGAATTTATGCTCAAGTTGATGAAACTGGTCAAACACGTATTACACCAGTCATTAAATGGGTTCCAATGGATAATAATACTATTGCAGGATCAGGAGGTACCGTAGAACCAGGATATGATCCAAATGACCCAAACAATAATAATGAAGATTATCCAACTGGTGATCCAACAATTATACCAGACGATTTTATTATTTCAGATAACGACCATGACGTTGATGAGCCTTCAGTTGAAGCTTCTGATTTTCAAATCATAACTGATACTGACGATGACGACGATAACAACTAAAATAACAATAACTAAAAGGAAGGAAACTTCCTTTTAGTTAAAGGGAGAAACTAAATAGCAGGAAAGACAGAATTTTGGTCAGATGAAGAAATAGACTATAAAGAAGAATTGCTTGATAGATTTTCAGATACTGATTTGAGTAAATGGAAACTTCGTCAACATGTTTCAGAATATGTTAGTCATTTTTTGAGTATAGATAGAGGTCAAAACTTAAAAGATGTAAAATTTGTTCCAGATGTATATTTTACCTAATAGCAAACCTGGAGCTCGTTCACATTTAAGTGTTGAAGCAGTTCAAAATATGATGAACAGATTGGCACAAAATGCTGAGAATTCTTTAGTGCGAGAAACTAAAAGAGCAACATCTTCCGAGCAGTATTTAAGTGACTTTATGGAAGAAAATATAGTCACTAAAAAAGAAAATCAGGAAATAACTGGCCATAAAAAGTTTAATTCTACTAATACTGATTATGCTTTTATAGATACTGAAGTTGCTGATGATATTAAAACTAGACATGAAGAAGTTTTAGAATACATTGATGTTGACCGTGATGTTAATGTGCAGCGTGATGTAAATATAAATAGAAACTTAGATGTCGTGCAAACTGGAACTTTTGAATCTAATCTAGAAGTTAAACAAACAGCAACAATAAATACAGCTATTGCTACTGACCACTTAAAGATACCAATTGGAAAGCCTAATAATCCACAAGTTAGTGAAATATGGTTTGAAGTATAATTAAAAAGCCGCTCAATGAGCGGCTTTATTTTTAAGCAACTAAACGTGCTTCACAAAGTGAACTTGCAATGTACATTGCTGAAGCATCAACCCACCAATCAGCTCCACAATCCAAGCAAAGTGGAGCTCCTTTCTTGTGGTCAGCTATATCTTTAATGTAATAAGAATATGTAGGCTGACCTTTGTCCCAATCACCACCATCATGCTTTGCATACTTGCGGTCTATAAAAAGAATATGCTCTGCTTTTTCATCATTTACTGTAAAAAACTCAGCAGCCCAATGAGCTGTAAGTGGAACAAACTGAATGTTTTTCTTTTCGTAAGCCATATTCAACCACCTCTTAAGTTTGATTTACAAATATAATATACGAAAAAGTACCTAAAAGTTCAAAAAAATAGACTAACTAAATATGGACGATAATAATAATAAAATAATTCTTCCAAACGGAACTCCAGGTCATGTATTGACACAAGATAACTTAGTTTTAGAGCAAGTTGGAAAAGCATATGATGCATTGATGCCTGCAGATTTTGACTATTCACATAATCCATCTAACTATGAAATGGACGCTATGAAATTTAAGAATCCTAAACAGGTTAATGAATTAAAATATATTATAAAAGACATTTTATCAGGCGACCAAAAAGCAGCACATGATGAGAGATATTCATATCTAAACTTTAAGCAGATTAAGACAGCAATTGAATGGATTCAGAACAATAGTTTTGATGAATCATTGCAGAATCTTTTGATTTCTCAGCCATGGCGTTTAGTTTATAAAATCAAGCCACCAACACCAGAAGAATTTTTGACTTCAAAATATATTGGAGCAATGGCTGATAGTTTGTGGCTTCCAGTTAAAAAGAACTTTTTGGAGTTTTTTGATCCAATGAAACCATATAGAAATGCGTATTTGAATCCTTCGATAGGATCAGGTAAACCTTTACCATATAGTGAAATTTGTAAAGGATGCTTGAGAATTATTGATATTGAAGATGACAATGGAAATCTGTATCATATTCCTAAGAATGATAGAATAAAAATTATTGTTGAAGGAAAGAAATATAATATTTATGCAAAAGAACTAGAAAAGTTTTCTTCTAAAAAAGTTAATTGGTACAGGAAAAGTATACTAATTAAATATATGAAAAATTATGTTGTTGGAAACTTTAAAGAATTAAAATTTACTGGAAAAACATACAATGATTTAATAGAATTTTTTAAAAATATTAAAGAAGATTTTTATAAAGAAAATAGTATCTACGTTCAAAAACACCATATAATTCCAAAATCAGAAGGTGGAACAGATGATAATAGTAATTTAATTAGTCTTCCGTATAAGTTTCACATGATGGCTCATTATTTAAGAGGAAAAGAAGCTGAAGCTTCTGGAAATAAAAAAGCAGCATTCGCAAATTATAAAGCAGTTTTATATGCTTTAGGTGAAAACTCAGTGCCAAAATCTATAAAAGACTTTTCATCAAAAATTGATTTTGTAGTTGAGTCTTTACAAAAAAGAAATGCTTTAGAAAAACAAACAATTTGGATAACAGATGGTATAATATCTAAAAAAATATTCGATTTTGAAGAAATTCCTGAAGGTTGGAAAAAAGGAAGAACTTTTAAAAATCCATCTTCTAAAAAATGGATGAATAAAGATGGAAAAAATTTCTATGTAGAAACTAATGAAGTTAATGAATACTTAATGAATGGTTTTTCATTAGGAATGTTTAAAACAGAAAAAATGAAAAATGCAGACCGTTCTTCGTATTCAACTTTAGGAACTGTTTGGGTAAATAAAGATGGAAAAAATAAATCTATTAAAAAAGAATTATTAGAATCATATCTTAATAATGGATGGAAAAAAGGACATATCTTTAAAAATACAGAAACGGCTAAAACAAGAAGAATGTATAATCCACAGACTGGAAAAATAAGAGCAACAAAAGTTCATTTAATAGAAAAATATCTTAGTAAAGGTTGGATCTTAGGAGGCAAACAATGAAAATATCAAGTCATCTTGAAATTGAAAGCTTAAACTATGGTTCTATTTTAGTTGGAGACTCTATTTTCACACCTGATGGTCTAGACGCAGATGTTATTTCAATTCAAGAACAAGGTGATATGGACTGTTATGAAATCGAATTAAATAATAATAAAAAAATAAAAACAGCAAATACACATTTTAGTCCAGTTTGTTTTAGAGAAGAAAATGGGAAGAAGGTTTGGGACAATATAACAACACAGTTTATTATTGATAATTTTGATAAATATAAGTTTGAATGGTTTGATGAAAATGACTATAAAGATTTATATGATTTTGAAACATTATTAAAAGCACTTCCATGTCATGAATATGAGCCTTCAGATAACATAAATATTTATAAAAACTTAAAAGAAGACAAGTGTATTAAATCTTATAAATATTTAGGAAAAGAAAATTGTAAATGTATAACATTAAATGATCCTATTGGACTATTTTATGCTGGAGATAATTTAATAACTCACAATTCCACGTTCACAATGATGGCATTATTGTATGTTGCGTGTCTATATGCTTTGATGAGAGACCCATGGAAATTCTATTCAAAAGCTAAAACGACAGTTTTTGCTATTACATTGTGTGCTGTTACAATTACAAAAGCAAAAGAAATATATGAAGAACCAATTCGTCAGTTGATAGAGAGCGCCGACTTCTGGAAGCAATGCCGTACACATGGTGAAATGTTAGAAGAAGAAAAGCATTTGAAAGAATCAGATGATGTTGAATATATTCCATGGAAAAATGGTAACGGAACAGTTTCAGTCTTCAATACTGGAAATAATCTTCAATGGAAAGTTATTTCATCAGCTGGTTCACTTTTAGGTGTAAATATTTTATTTGGTTGTATGACTGAGATTACATTCTTCCTAGAAGCTGGAAAAGGTTGGACTGAGCAGAAAATATTCAACTTTTTCTCTAAATTAAAAGAACGTATTTCAAACCGTTTTCAGAATGCATATTTAGCAAGAATGATTTTGGATTCATCTCCATCTACATTAGAGGACCCAATTCAAAACTATATGACATATGATGCGCCTAAATTAGATGAATCATTTATTTGGAAAGGTTCTAGATGGGACTTATATCCAGAAGAGTTTCCAGAATATTGTGAAGTTGAGAATAAAGGAACCATTGAGCAAAAAATTATTGAAGTTCATAACAATTACGACGTAGCATTCCAGCTATATAGAGGTGGAAATGGTAAGCCACCTGTTGCTTGTGAAAATGAGGCCGAAGCTTCACAGTATAATCCAACAGACTTGATTTGGTGTCCTAAGAAACAGTACACTAAGAATGGTACAGCTAATTTCTTGCAAAAAGCAAAAGACAATCCAATTGAGTTTATGAAAGACTGGGCTGGTTTGCCAGCTGGAACTCCAGACAGATTGTTCTATAGAGATGATTGGATTGAAGAAAGTTTTAATTGTGGATTAAAAAACAATTATGGCGCAATAGTTGCATTAGCTGATGAAGAACCAGAACATTTGATATGGAACCAAATTTGGCCACGATTTTTCCAAAAAATGATTAACAAATATAAGTTTTATTATGAGCCAGATTTGCCACGTGTAGTTTCAGTTGACTTGTCTAAAGCAAAAGATTGTACATGCATTTCTATGTCACATGTTGAATTGGACCCAGAAAGAATTGACATGCATACAAATAGATTGTTACCAGTTTATATAACAGACTTTACAATTGTATTGATACCAAAAGGCGGTCACATAAATATGGACGCAGTTAAATATTTTATTCATGATTTGAAATATTTAGGAAACATCAACCTTCGTCATGTTGGATTTGATGGTTTCCAGTCAGATGCGGCGCGTCAATACTTAAAACGTGATGGAATAAAAGTTGACTATATTTCAGTTGATACTAACAATGAACCATATTATATGTATTATGATTTAGTCACACATAATCGTTGGTTTTGTGGAAGAAATATATTTGTAAAGAACAACATGAAGTCTTTGCATGAAGTTAGAAGATTAAGGTCTAATTCAGTAAAAATTGACCACTTTGAAGGTCCATTATGCTATGAATGGGAAGATGGAACTTGGGAAAGTTGTGAGGCTGGCAAGAATGCTAAAGACTGTACAGATGCAATAGCTTCAAATCTATATTTGATTTCTTTATATCCAAATGAGTTTATAGCTACTAAAAAATTTTATAAAGAAGACAATTTAGATAAGTCACCAGAAGATATAATGAGACAAACTCATGAATATACATTATCTGGAGCTCTAGATAAAGGTATCTGGGTTTAAGTCAAAAAGTTAGTATCTTTAGTATTTTTTCCAACTATATTAATATGACAAATATGGAAAATATAATTTTTATAAAAAATTATGAAGATTTTCTAAAATTAGAAAGACCTTCTAATATGAAGAAGACTTCTATTTGTTTTAAGTGTGAAATTTGTGGAAAAGACGTTTATTCTACATATTATAATATTTTTTGTGATAAGCGCTGTTTATGTAGAAAACATAAAATAGAAAAAACTTTAATAAAAAATTATGGCTCAGTTGAAGCTGGAAGGAAAGAAAATAATAAACATGGACTTGAAACAAAAAGAAAAAATGGAAGCTTAAAAAAATGGAACGAAAAACTTCAACAAACAATGGTTGAAAAATACGGTGTTTCAAATCCAGGCCAAATGGAGAATCATTATGAAAAATGTAAAAAAACAATGGAAAAAAATTTTGGCTCTTATGAAGAAGGCTTAAAAGTTTCGATAGAAAAAGGGAAAAAAACAAAAATAGAACATTATGGTGAAAATTATGGTTCTGTAATTTGGAAAAAAATAATGGATAATTTTGGTGTTGAAAACTATTCACAAACTGAAAATTGGAAAAGAAAACATTTAAAAAAAGCATGTGAAAGAATTTCTAAATTTGCCAATATTATTGAAAAAAATGGAAATTATTATCTTCATTGTGATAAATGTGGAAATGACCATCTTCAACAAGTAAATGATGTTTGGACAAGATGTTTTGATTGTTTTCCATTAAATTCTATAAATGGATATTCGACTGGTGAAATTGAATTAAAAGATTTTTTAAATAAATATAAAACATTTGAAAAAAGAAAAAAAATTTTCATTGGTCGAGGAAGATTAGAATGTGATATGTATTGTGATGATTTAAAATTAGGTATTGAATTTGATGGAATATATTGGCATAAAAGTTTTAATAAAAATTCTGCTTTAGAAAAATATAATTTGGCAAAGAAATCTGGTTTTCGTTTAATTAGAATTTTTGATGAAGAATATTTTGAAAAAAGAGAAATTATAAAAAATATTTTAAAAACTACAATTGGATTTTATGGAAAAAAGATTTTCGCTAGAAAATGTACTGTTAAAGAAATATCAAATAAAGAATATAAAACATTTGTTGAAAATAATCATATTCAAGGATATGTTGGAGCTTCAATAAAAATTGGTCTTTTTTATGAAAATGAACTTGTTGAAATTATGTCTTTTGCGCATCCAAGATACTCTAAAAATTATGAATGGGAAATGATGAGAGAATGTTCAAAAGAAGACTATCAAATAATTGGAGGTAAAGGAAAGCTTTTTTCATATTTTGTAAAAAATTATAAACCAAAATCAATAGTTTCATATTGTGAAAAAAGACTTTTTACTGGAAAAAGCTATGAACGTCTTGGATTTATAAAAGAAAAAGACTCTCCTCCATCTTTTAAAGTTTATTGGAAATCAAAAGTTTATCATCGTTCTCATTTTACAAAAGTAAATATGAAAAAATTAGATGGATTTAAATATGATGAAACTTTAACTCAGATGGATAATCTTAAATTAAATGATGCTTATCCTGTTTTTGATTGTGGAAACTTTGTTTTTAGTTGGAAGTCTTCAAATTAGACAAAGGTATTTGGACTTAAAAGACTAATTTATTATCATATAAAAAGAGGAGGTTTATATGGCAACAAAGAAAAAGATCTTGAAAAACTCGGCTGTTGAATCTATCACTGAAAATCAGAAGAAGAGAGACAGAAACCAAGAAAAGGCTATTAGTGATCTTGCTGATGCTATCGCTAATAACAATAAGAATGATTCACTTCGTGACAAAGCAATAAAAGACGCTGAAGAGACTATTCAAATAACTCTTAAAAATGACGCCGAAAATCATTCAGTCAATCAGAACCAGAATGTCAGATTGAATAATCTTGAGCACGATTTGAATTTATTTACTGGAGCTTTTGCAAAATATAAAAAAACTGTAAGAAACAGATACATTCTTACAGTTCTTAGCTTTGCAATCTTTAGTATTTTAGCAGCAATAATCTTATAAAATAAAAACGGAGCTGGACTTTCGTTCAGCTCCAAAAGGGAGGCACAACTATGAAACAACGACGAAAAATAGTGTTATCTCATATTTTATATTTATTATATTAACATTTTATTTTAGATTTATTATAACGGCGCCAAGATTTCATCCAATCTTTCTTGAAATTTTTTTCTTTATCAGACGTCGAATCTTCAAAATTCTGAGACTTTATGAAGTCACTTCTAATTTCATTATCTTTAAAATATTCAGACAATTCTTTTACAGAATCTTCGTCCAAATAAGTAGTCTCAAACCCATCAATTGCAGTTTCATTTTCACGCATCACGAATAGCTTTCGTGTGCCTTCTTTACCTTCGTATTCAAATTCTTTTATATATGATTTCATATAATTTATATTAATAATAAAAGCGCTCTATTAGAGCGCTTTTTGTTATTTCTTTTTTGGCATTGTAACACCTAAAGCAGTTTTCAATAATCTGTCTTTATCATTACAATCTTTATCAATCTGGAATGTATAAGCAACTTCCAAACGTTTCTTGAATGTCTCATCTGGCTTCAATCCAGCTTTCACTAAATCATCACCAGTTATGATTCTTGCAGGCATAGGTTTGTCTATTAACTCAGAAATATTCGGCAGCCTCAAAGAACTTGCGATTCCAGACCATTCATCTTCTGTAACCTTAATGCATGAACCTTCATCACATTTAGCTAAGACAACTAAGTCACCAAAGAATGGCTTAGAGACTAAAGACCAAATAGCACATTTAGATTTCATTTCTGACAAACGATGAACACGCATGTGATACTTAGTTAAATGATATATCAATTTAGCGTCAGCATTAGTCATTCCAATTTCTTTACAGAAACATTCAGCGAATGGAGCACCAACTATATCGTGGTCAGTAACTTTTGGAACATCTTCTTCGAATGTTCTGCCATCCAACATTTTCACAACATTATGCTTCATTCCTAAATGAGAATAACATTTTCCAACATCATGCAAGAATGCTGCCATCATCATGACAAAGCGCTTATGCTCATCATCTAAATTGTACATTTTTTCCTGCATCAGCCACATTACTCTTAAAGTATGGTCCCAAACAGTTCCATGAACTACTGGAGTCATCTTTTCAAAATTATGAAAACTTATGCTTTCACCAAAATGCAGCTTGCCATTTTCGTCTTTCCACAAAGATCCTTCTGAATGCCATGACCAAGACTGCTCAGTATGCATCATTTTAGTGATGAACTCTTTCATTCTTGGCATTTTATTCTGAATTCCAGCAGCTAAGAAAAAGTCAAATGGTGAAGGCCTGTCTTCTTTTGTAAAGTCTTCATCAAAGAGATGACGGCCACCAAAAGTCTTTTCCAATTCCTTCAGTACACGTTCTTTTGAGACTCCATCAAAATCAGCATTCCACTTAATTACTTCACTTGTCTTATATGCTGAAATAAATCCTTTAGAAGCCAAAAAACGAACGAAGCGGAAAATGCGTAATGGGTCTTCAGTTATTCTATCCTGAGGATTTCCAACAAAACGCAATATATTGTCTTTAATGTCTTTTTTACCTTGACCAGTTGGATCAATGATATTTCCATAAATGTCTTCATATAAAGCATTTACAGTAAAATCACGCCGAAATGCGTCTTCCTCGACTGAATCAGTATATACAATTTTTGGATGACGGCCTTTTGTAATGTCTTTTCTGAAAGTTGCAATTTCAACTTCTTCAACAGTTCCATTATCAAATTCAATCAAAGGCATAGTTACGCCATAATTTTCACTGTTGTCTGAAACATTTGAAAACTTATGAAATATTCTGTGCAAGTCAAAAGGTTTAGCGTTAGTTGCAATATCAAAATCATGTGGAACTGAACCCATCATAAAATCACGAACACAACCTCCAACAAAAGCAACTGTAAACCCTGCTTCATGAATTGGTTTTAATACTTTATCAATCAGTTCATTTTTTCTTTTATTCGTTATCATTATACAAATCCCTTAGATCATCATCACCAGTCAAATATGCAATATCAGTTGAGCCACAATTCGGACACTTATTTGTGTCACTTTGTTCAACAATTTCTGTTTCAGAATCTGTCAAGACATAAATAGACCCAAATTGGTCTGAATCGAACTCATGCCCACATTTACAGCATTTATAGAATCTACTAATCATCTCAACACTTCCAAAGCAAGCTCAGTGTTAGTCAAACGCTTCAAGCAATACAAAAGATTATAACCTTTTGTCTGAATAGTCTCATATAAAGAGGAATATCTGTGTGAAATTTCATAGAGGCCATCGTCATAACTTTCAATCTCGAAGCCACATTCTTTCAAAACCTTTTCAAAAATTTCTTTTTCAGAAGCTACCATTTTTTAGCCTCCTCTTTTATAATTTAATAAAATTCTATTATGCCTTTGTCTTTTCTTATGAAAGCTTTATCTCTTAAAGAAACAGCATCAACGTCACCTTCAGCCTCTACTTTCAAATCACCATATCCAGCTCTTATCAGCTCATTCAAAAAATTTCGCAATTCTGAAACCGTTATTTCTTCTTTTGAAGAATTTTCATTTACTTTTAAAACTTTATATTTTCCATAAGATATAGACTTAAACTCTTCTTCCTTAAAATCTATCATTTTTTATCTCCTTAATAGTATAGTGAACATTGTAATATTTACGTGCGGCTGGAGAATAAGACTTCTTCCAAAGTTCAGCATACACTTTAGCCTCTTCTCTTGTAGGAAAAGCTTTTGGAGTTTTACTTTCACCAATTGAACCACCTTTCTTGATAACTACAAACATTCGTTCACCTCTTTACGAATATAATATACGAATATTTAGTAATTTGTTCAAAAATTAACTAATTTTTTATGAAAAATAATACAGTAATAGTTGCCTTTGGCAGAATGAATCCTCCAACAATTGGACATTTGAAGTTAATAAATAAATTGAAGTCTTTAGCTGATGAAAAAAGCGATGTAAAAGCTCGCTTATATTTGAGCCATAGTCATGATGATAAAAAGAATCCATTGACATATGAAGAAAAAATTGATTTTGCAACAGTAGCATTTGGTGACAAAGTTGATGTTATGGAATCAGACGCTAAGACAATATATTCTGTTTTAGCTGAACTTTATAGAGAAGGTTTTGAAAACGTAATATATGTTTGTGGTGAAGATAGATTTGATGAGTTCCAAGGAATAAAAGAATATAATGGAAAAAAGACTACAAAAATTGGTCGTCCAATTCGTGATGACTTATACTATGAGTTTGACAGTATAGAAATTGAGAACGCTGGACATAGAGACGACAATTCAGAAAATCCAGAAGAAAAAGCTTCAGCTTCATATGTAAGAAAATTAGCTGTTGAAGGTGACTTTATTACGTTCTCAGAATATGTTCCATTTGATAATAGAACAGCAATGAATTTGTTCAAGTTGCTGAGAAAAAGATTGGCATCATTGGATGAAGCATTTGTAAAGAGACCAAATACGCATCAGACACATTTTGAAGACTTAGTTCTTTTAGGACCAGATGGAATTGCTGAAATTGAAGATAAGATTGACAAATTTTTAAACAATAAAGATGGACTAAATATGACTTCTAAAATTGATGGAGCGCCAGCAGTTATATGCTACAGTAAGTTTACTGGCTATCCAGATAATTCAATTTGTTTGAAGAGTTTTGTTGCTAATGCTAATAATGTATTGTCATCAGAAGAAGACATCATGAAAAAATATGGTGATCGTCCTTCTATGGCTGAAAAATTGGTTGCATGTTTGGAATTAGCTAAATTGATTCCAGCTGGTGAAGCATGGCAAGGTGATTGTTTGTTCTCATCAGATGACAAGGATGTTGAAGAAATTCGTGGTAAAGAATACATTACATTCCAGCCTAATAAGATTGTTTATGCATTTTCAGAAGAAAATCCTGGATACGAAAATGTAAAGAATGCTGATTTTGGAATTGCGTTCCATACAGTTTATAAAGATGATGGAAATGGTGGAAAATCACAGTCATTTAGACCTGCTATTGAAAGTATAAATTGGCCAGAATGGGTTTATGTAATGTCACCTGCTTTATCATTAGACAACAACAGCTTCAACAATGATAAGATTCAAAAATTTGCAGATTATTTCAAAGAAAAAGCTGAAGCTCTAGCTAAAATGTCTTCTTATGAAGATATTGTAAATAATGAAGCATTTATGTCTTTCTGGAATACATTCGAAAATAATTATATTGCTGACAAGAAAAATGAAACTATAAATTGTGATACAGTAATTAGAGAATTGAGAGAATATATTGCTGAAAAACAGACTGCTCAATTTCAGAAGAAATTCTCATCATTGAAGACTGCTAAAGGAAAAATGAAGTCTATTGATGAATGGTCTGATTCAGTTGCTGAACTAAAAGAAATTATTGACCATAATGAAGATACTATCATAAAGATGGTTGAAGTCTTGAATATTGCTATAACTATAAAAATGCTTATGTGGCATGGATTTAAGAACTCTAAGCAAGATTATTCAACATTCTATAAGTCTAGAAGTCGTGGTGTAATTGACGCTAATATGGAAGGCGTTGCAATGTCTGATATGGATGGAAATATTGTAAAGATTGTTGATCGTACTGAGTTCTCATCTGCTAATAGAGATTCAGACATTTTAGCTGGATGGGAACATCCACATGATAAAGTTCAAGAATCATTAAATCTTTTTGATAGAATATTAAGACTACATGAAGGTTATAATGGTATAGGATTTCTTAATTTAACTGTAGGAAAATCTAATTCAGATCTTTCACATAATGAGTATGAGTATGAACCTATGTTTAGAAGTACTATGGAAAATAATAAAGATAATTATTCTCTTATGTGTTCAACAGAAGTTGCTAGTAAAGTTGATGAATCAAACGTAGAAACAATTCAAATTTCAAAAGACGAAATTGAAGAAATATTAGAAAAAGACGATAAAATAGAATTTTTAAATGAGTTAGTATCTGTAATAAAATCTAAAAATGATAAATTTAAATCTGTTCAGAAACCTAAATTTATAGATTTAGATGATACTGTATCAGACATTAAAATTATTACAGAATTACAAGAAGCTATTCAAGCGTATATAATTGGACATTTTTGGAATTCTTTATTTGATAAATCTAAATATCCAAAAGATTCAGACTTTGTTGAAGCTTTAACTTCTGATGAGTTTAATGATATAATAGATTGGAACTTAATAGGTGGCGGTTATACTCCTGAATCTTTTAAACAAGGACTTATGAATAGTATCACTAAAAAAGGATACGCAAAAAGTGGCTCTTGGTTAGCTTATTTTATTGTTTTAGCAAAAGAATCTAGTAAAAAAATTCAAGATCTTTTCTCTGGAAAAAAATCTACAAATGCAAGAAAAATGATTTCTAAAAAGCCAGATATTTATGCAAGAGGATTAAAAAATACAAATCTTACAAAAGAAGTAGATAGATTTTTTTCTAATCAACTTTATTTTAAAGATGGCAGTTCTTATAAAAAAGATATTATTAATAAAGCAGATATTATTTTAGATTTTAATAATAAGTTTCCAGAACTTTATAATACTTGTATGAATGCTGAAACAGCTTTTGAATATATTGATATTTGTGATAAGTTACTTTCAAGTGGAGAAATTTTAGGAATATCTTTAAAAAAAGGAAAAGATGAATTACATGCAGAAATTTTAGCTGCTACTACTTCAAATAATAAAGACGTTTTTGGTGAAAATGCT